CTTCAGCGCGGCAGCCCTGGGCGCCTACTACGGCAAGCTCATGGAGGCAGCACAGGCAGAGGGCAGGATCACAAAGGTTCACCACACCCCTGCCCACCAGGTACACACCGCATGGGACCTCGGCTACGACGACTCCACGGCCATCTGGTTCTTCCAGGTGGTCCACGGCTTCCCCCGGATCCTGTACTACCTCGAGCACCACGGCGAGGGCCTGCCCTGGTACGCCCTGAAGCTCAAGGAGCTGGCCTCCGAGAGGGCATGGAACTACGGCAAGCACTTCGGGCCCCACGACCTCGAGGTCCACGACATCTCGACCGGCAGGACCCGCAAGGCGACGGCCGCGGATCTCGGCATCAACTTCACCGTCATCCCGAGGATCAAGGAGCAGCGCGAGGGCATCGAGGCAGTCAGGGCGATCCTGCCCGGGGCATACTTCGACGAGGTCGGCTGCAAGCAGGGCATCCGGTGCCTGGAAACCTATCACCAGGAGTACGACCACGAACTGAAAAAGTGGGATGACAAGCCGGAGCATGACTGGAGCAGCCACGGTGCCAAGGCGTTCGAGTCGCTCGCCTTCGGATTAAGGCGCCTGGTGTCGGCATCGAGCGACATGACCCAGGACGACGTCAAGGACCTCTACCTCCGCAACGCACCGCCGTCAGTGAGGAGCGCCTATGGCCGCTAAGAAATCACAGGCAGGATACCGGGACCTCGGGGTCCAGAACGGGGCGAACTACGTCAAGGACTTCAACGAGGCCTACAACAATGCGTATCCTGCATGGTCCCAGGCCTGGACCGAGATGAAGAGGGACATCGAGTTCGTCCTCGGCAAACAGTGGAGCGCAGAGGAAGAGGCCTACCTGCTCAAGCAGGGAAGGGCCGCCCTTCACTTCAACAAGATGATGCGGATAGTCAAGCTCATCAGCGGCTACCAGCGCAAGAACCGGCTGTCCCTGAAGGCCGACCCCGTGGAGGGCTCCGACGTACAGACCGCGGAGCAGCTCACCGCCATCCTCCTGTGGCTGTTCTCGAGCAACCAGATGTACCTGACCATGTCCGAGGGCTTCGAGGCCGGGGCACTCATGAGCGGTATCAACCTCCTGCACATCGGCATGGACTACATGCAGGACATCGTCAACGGCGACCCGCAGGTGTTCAGGCACCCGCACAACCAGTTCCTCCTGGACCCGACCTTCACCAGGCGCAACCTGGACGACTGCGATTACGCCATGATCAGGATGGCCCCGAACAAGGACCAGGCGAAGATCCTGCTCCCGTTCATGGACCCTGACGACATCGACGGCCTGAGGCTGTCCGGCATGGACAACAAGTTCCCTCTCATGACGAGCCACCGGGACACGCTCAACAGGCCGCGGCTGAACCTGTACTACTTCTGGCGACGCACCACGAAGACCGCGTGGCTGATCCTGGACCGTCAGACCGGCGCCACCCGGGAAGTAGATATGCCCACCGCCAAGGTCAACCAGGCCCTTGAAATAGCCTACGCCATGCACGGCGAGCGGTTCGAGAAGATCAAGAAGAGCAAGGGAGTCGTTGAGCTCGACATCATCCTGCAGAACCTGTGCGTGTACCACGGGCCCGACCCTACGGGCATCGAGTCCCACTTCCCCCTGGTCCCGGTCATGGGCACCTACGTCCCCGAGTACGAGGATTGGGCCTACAAGATCCAGGGGCTCTCGAGGCAGCTCCGCGACCCGCAGACCGAGAAGAACAAGCGCATGAGCCAGATGCTCGACATCATCGAGAGCCAGATCAACTCGGGATGGAAGGCCAAGGGCAAGGCTGTGCTCAACAAGGACGACCTCTACCGCTCCGGCCAGGGCCGCGTGGTCTGGATGACCGACGATGCGGAGATGACCGACGTGGAGCAGCTCCGGGGCACGGACGTCCCGCAGAGCCACTTCCAGTTGCAGGAGATCCTGGACCGCGAGATCCCCGACATCGGCGGGGTGAATCAGGAGATGTTCGGGGCGCCCGAGAACGACCAGCTCGAGGTGGCCGGCGTCCTGGCAAAGATGCGTATGGCTGCAGGCTTGGTGGGGCTCCAGGAGTACTTCGACAATTACCGCTTCGCCAAGCAGACCGTCGGCCTCCGGCTCATCGAGGCCGTGACCAAGAACTGGACCCCGGACAAGGTCAAGCGGGTCACCGGACAGGAGCCTTCCCAGGCGTTCTACACCAAGGGCTTCGGGCGCTACGACTGCGCCGTGACCGAGGGCCTGCTCACCGACACCCAGCGACAGATGTTCTACGCGGAGCTCAAGGCCATGCGGAAGGACGGCTATGCCGTGCCCATGGAGCTCCTGGTCGAATACATGCCGGTACAGCTCAATGGCGAGATCAAGAAGGCGTTGGTCAAGGCAGAGCAGCAGCAGAGCCAGCAGGCCCAGCGGCAGATGCAGCTCGACGAGATCACCAAGCAGGTCATGCAGGCCACCCAGATGCTCCAGGTTGCCCAGGCCAGGGAGAAGCTGACCCAGGCAGAGGAGAACAGGGCGACCGCCGCCCTGGACCGCGCAAAGGCGGCAGCGGAGATCCAGGACATCGGGGCACAGAGGGCGCTCGACCTGATCAATCTCATGTTCGAGGCCCAGCAGCGCATCGAGGACCGCAACCTGCAGCGGGAACAGGCCATGCAGGCAGGGGGCGCTCAATGAAGCATGAGATCGGCACCATCAGAGACTGTTTCGGTCAGGAGCTCATGGCCAGTATCCGCAGGGCAATGCATGAGTGCTCCCACCTGACGGAGCCCTACTACATCTACTTCTTCAACCAGAGCGACGCGATAGACCACACAATCCACCGCACCACGGTCAGGATCATGCGGAAGGACCAGCTCCGCAAGGTGATCCCTTATGTGGGAGGCAAGCCGGTCCCCATGCTGGGCACGGGCCTGCTCAAGGTGGACAACCAGAAGGGCAAGGCCGAGTGGGTCTGGATCCTGCCCCGGGACATCCCGCACACCCAGGGCGCAACCCCGTTCGACCAGGTAATCGAAGAGGTGGCAAGCAGGGCATTCGCCCTGAACGTGCCCATCATAAACGCGTGAGGTGAACATGGACAGAGTAAGGCTCGTCATAGATCGCACGGCTGCAGGGCTTCAGGACAAGGTCAACAGGGCATACGACGAGGGCTACCGGCCCGACGGCTCCTTCAACAGGACCGATGACGGCAGGTGGTTCATGCAGACCATGACGCTTCCTGAACCCAGCGCACCCGAGAGGGTGGAGCCCAAGGAGAAGGAGCCCAAGCCGAACAGGGCGAAGAAGGCTCCCTCGAAGAAGGCAGCGAAGAAGTAATCCAACCCGCCGCCGGGGATAACGGGCGAACGAAAGAGAGGGCGAACATGTCAGAATCAACGGTAGATCCAACCAGCACGGGCGTAGCAGCAGCTCCCGCCGCCGGGGATGGTGGACAGCCGGCCGCGCCGCCAGCGGCACCAACGGAACCAGGGGCCCAGCCAGCAGCGCCTGCAGACGACCTCAACCTGAGTGATCGTGAAAGGGCGTTCCTGGAGGGATTGAGGGATGAGCGTTCAAAGAGGCAGCAGATAGAGAGGGAACTGGAGCTTGCCAGGGCAAACCATGTGCCGGGATCGTTCCAGCCAGCTCCGTCGCAGCCTGGAGCGCCAGCGCCGCTTAACGAACCTGCCCAGCCAGCGGACCCGTTCGCTGACCTGGACGACGACGACCTCATGACCGGTGCCGACATCAAGGCGAAAGTCGTGCCGAAGTTCATGGGGATGCTCCAGCAGATAGCCGGGGCGATAGCGGTACAGCAGCGGCAGGCTCAGTTCTCTGATGTCACCAACGACGACATCAGGACGCACATCCCCAAGATCATAGCGGAAGACCCCGCGCTCGCGCAGGTCATCAAGGTCCTTCCCGCGCCGGCACAGTTCATCCTGGCCCAGACGCTGACAAGGTTCGCCAAGAACGCAGCGCCGAAGGCCGCTGGACTGTCACCGGAAGCGCCAAAGGCTCCTCCCGCTGCACCGGTCGATGCCTTGAGTGAAATCGCTCGCGCAATCCTCGCCAATGCCAAGAAGCCTGGAGCACCAGGCTCCGGTGGTGGCGGGGCTCTTGACGACGTGGTGACGCTCCTGAAGGGCATGACGCCGGAGCAGTACGAGGCGTACCGGCAGCAGAAGAAGAAGGACATGGGCCTGTAGGGGTGGGGTGAGACAGTCCGAAGGAGGACACAGAAATGGAACTTACCACCACAACCGAAGTCCCCGCAGCCGTAGCGATATTCTACGACCGTGAGCTTCTGGCAAATGCAAGGGCAAAGCTCTTCCATGAGAAGTTCGCGCAGACCCGGAACCTGCCTTCCAAGTCAGGCGACACCATCAAGTTCCGCAGGTATGGCACCCTGACCACGGCCACCACGCCGCTCACCGAGGGCGTGACCCCTGCAGGGCAGAAGCTCTCCAAGACCGACCTGCTCGCCAAGGTCAGCCAGTACGGTAGCCATAAAATTGCCGTACGCAAATCCTTTCTGATTTACGGGAACGCCTAAACAAGGAGATGACAATCCATGCAAGGTAACCCGAGGGAAGCGGTTCTCATCTCATATCTGGCCGGGATAATCGACGGCGAGGGCACAATCCGCATTAATCGTTGCGCTGGAGATAAAACGCTAAGGCAGCTCAAGCGGAAGAATCCTATTCATGCCGGACAAATATCGGTCGGGATGACCTCCAAGGATGTCTGTGATCTTTTGCAGTCCGTTCTTGGTGGATCAGTGAGAGAAGAACGCGTTCCTGATGGTCGCAAGGTTATATATCGGTGGGCAATCACGTCCAGGCCAATGGTAATCGCGGCCCTCAATAAGCTCATGCCTTATCTGATTGTGAAGAAGGAACAGGCGCAAGCTGTTTTGGAGTTTTGCGAATACTGGCCGGACAAGAATGTTCACCTTGCTTTGACGCCACAGGAACTACAGCGGCGTGAGGATGCGTTCTGGAAGGTTCGCAAGCTCAATGCCGTTGGAGCACCCGCAACGACTGAGCGAAAGGACATTCGTGAGAATGAAGCGACAGTCTGAACTTATGAGAAATCATAAGAGGGGAATCGAAGCGTTCCCCCGCCTCTTTACTGAGGTCAGTAAGCCGACAGGTGACGCGGCTGAAAGTAACAGGATGGATTTTGTCTACGTCACCGATTGGGTCAACATGACGGTTGAGGACCCCGTTCTCACCGTGGCCCAGGAGGAGCTGGGCGACCAGGAAGGCCGCACCCGTGACGAGCTCGTCAGGGACATCCTGATTGCATCGCTCACCGCGACCCATGCGGCAGGCGGGTCCAATGGCAACACTCCGACCGAGATCACCAAGGCCGACATCGACGACCTGGTCAAGACGCTCCTGGGGGCAGACGCTGAGTTCTTCGCTCCGAAGATCACCGCGTCCACAGGGGTAGGCACGTCACCCATCAGGGACGCCTTCTGGGGCATCGCGCACACCGACCTGATCGACGACCTCGAGGACGTGAGCAACTTCAAGAGCACGTCGGAGTACCCGAAGCAGGAAGGCGTGGTCGATGGCGAGTGGGGCTCAACCGGCAACGTCAGGTGGCTCGTCAGCTCAGTTGCGGCGAAGAACTTAACACCGACCCCGGACGAGTACGACCTGCCGATCATCGGCAAGAACGCCTATGCCGTGACCGACCTCGAGAGCGGCAGCGAGAGCATCGTGAAGGCGTTCGGCAGCGGCGGCACTTCCGACCCGTTGAACCAGAGGGCCACCGCCGGCTGGAAGATGGCATTCGTAGCGCGGATCCTGAACGACAACTTCATTCAGCTTCTGCAGGTCACCCACAGCTAAGGCCCGTAAAGGGAAGGAGGAAAATCAATGTCTCAGATAGTTGTAGGACATCTTGAATCGGACGGGAAGGCAATCAACCTGCCCCTTGGTTTCGTCCCCGATTTCCTGCTCATCTTCAACGCCATGGCCGCGGCCACCGAGGTCTTCGCCGTCGTCTGGTTCGGTTCGGAGATGGGCGACTCCAAGGAGATCCAGCTCAAGGCCCTGGCCGACGATGGCACCTCTTCCGGGCTCACCCTCGACTATGTCGAGAGCGGGGCTTACATCTCGGCCTACGACACCACGGCTGTCGACAAGGGCACCTCGAACGATGACGATGACCCGGTCCGCGTGGCCGGCTTCCAGGGCGTCACCATTCACGCCGATTTCAGCGATGATTCCGACGAGCTCTGGTACCTCGCCATCAACGCGGACAAGGTCAAGGATCACGGTGACATCAACGCGTAACCACTTAACTAGGCCATGAGGGGGCTCCGGCCCCCTTGGGCCATAAGCGAGAGGGAGTCATGAATCCTGAACTGAAGAAGAGAGACAAGGAACAGGCGGCACAGTTGAAGGAAGCGAAGAAGAGGTGGCTGAAAGAGTTGGAGGAGGAGCCCAAGGTCGAGTGCATCGTGAGGAATCACGACTTCCTCAACCAGGGCGTACCGATCGAATTCACCTTCAGGCGGGTGAAGAAGTACACCATCAAGGACGGCGAAACCGTCACGCTCCCGCTGTCGGTCTACAACCACATCAACTCCATGCAGGTTCCTGCCCCTGTGACTGTCCAGGACTTCACCACCGGACAGATGAAGACCGACTTCTCCCACAAGAGGGCCAGGTTCACCGCCACGCTGACCGAGAAGGGCATCGCAAGCCTTCAGTCCATGGTGTCTGCCCCTGCTCGCAAAACCAAGGAGGCAAGCCAGTGAAAAGGCTATTCAGGATAGTCATTCCTTTGCTCACCATCATGGCCGTGGCTGTCATCGCATGGTCGGCGGGGGCTCTCAGAATCAACCTGGAAGCTGTCAAGAACCCGCAGTTGCTGCTGAAGATCCTCGAGCGCATGGACTACCAGCAGGACGACATCCTCGCGTATCTCAGCACCGACGATTACGTTCTCAGTGATCCGGGGCTTACCGTAGGATCCAGCTCAGCGGCCAAACTCAAGATTTCGAACACCTGGTACATGATCAATGGCGTCATGTACTACGTCGCTTCGGCAGAAACGGCTCCGGTTGATACGATCCCTCAGAACAAGTACGGAGCCTGGGCGCTCGAGGTCGGTACGAACGGAACCATTGACGAGATCGGAGCGGCGGCAAACACCACCGGCTACGCATCGGCAGCCCTTGCAGTCGCGGGACTTCCGGCAGTTCAGACCGACCATGCCCGTCTGGGGTACGCCACGGTCATTCATACCGGGGCAGACTTCGTGGGCGGCACAACCGAGTGGACCACGGCCGGCGTGACCGCCGTGTACGTCGATCTCCTTCCGACCGCGAAACTGTCCAGCGACCTGATCAGCAGGGGTAAATAGCATGTACGAGTGGGACCTGACAGCCATACGGAGCAAGGTTCGATCCATCACGGGCTACCTGTCCACCGGACAGATGGCAGATGGAACCATCGACGGCCACATCAACCAGGCCTACTGCAACGAGCTCCCGCGGCTGTTGGGTCACACTCAGTTTCATGCATGGTTCACGTTCGACACCGTTGCCAGCACCGGAGAGTACACCATCGACGACCTGGCCAGCGACGACGGGGCGAACATCATCGCCTTCGACGGCAGCTATATCACCGTCGACGATGCAGACGCCTCGGTCTACTACGACAGGGCGGCATTCTTCGCCATCTGGCCGGAGGGTGAAACCTATACCGAAGGCACACCTACCGACATTCTCATCGAGGGCAGGAAGATCTGGCTCCGAACAATCCCGGACGACGCATACGAGGTCAAGATCCCCGTCACCCGGAAGTGCCCGGAGGCCCTCGAAGAAGCAACAGACAAGCCGCTCGACCCATCATGGGGGCCTCTTATCGCCTTCATAGCGTCAGAGATCATCCTCCTGGAGAAGGGCAGGGATGTTTCCGCGGCAGAGGCAGGCAAGCGGTATTACCTATCACTGGCCGGATACGATGCTGCTCACCGGCTCAGTGGCCAGCGAGCGGCTCCGAGGTGGTGATGATGACAAAGCGATTCCTCCAGGCTTTCAAGGACATCATAGGGCTCGAAGGCGGGTATGGAGCAGATCCGGACGATAAAGGCAACTGGACAGGCGGGGAGATCGGCAAGGGCGAGCTCAAGGGCACGAAGTACGGCCTTTCCGCTGCCAGGTATCCAAGCCTTGACATCAAGAGCCTCACCTTACAGGACGCCGAGGCCATCTACTTTATGGATTGGTGGGCTCCGCTCAAGCTGGATGACATCACTGACGAGCAGGTCGCGTTTGAGCTGTTCGACACATCGGTCAACTGTGGAGCAGCTCCGGCCATCCGGATCGCCCAGCGAGCCCTTCGGTTCCTCGGGGAGCATATCGACCCAGACGGAAAGATGGGGCCTGACACCCTTGGAAAGATCAACAAATGGTGCATCAAGGACGCCATGAGCCTGCATAAGGCTCTCAATGGTTATCAGTTCATGAAATACGCGGCCATCGTGGAAGCAGCCCTACAGGATCCGAAGAACCCAAGCGAGAAGTACGGTCATGGATGGCTGAAGAGAATCCAATACTACAGGAGAGCCGCCTGATGGCCATAGATCCCGAAATCGTCGGCACCGTGATAGGCAGCGCCATCGTGGTCATCGGGTTTGGCGGTAAGTACATCCACACGAAGTACAGCGCCACATTGAAGAAGGACAATGGGAATGGTGGCCCTCGATTCTGTGCGGAACATCACCACATGGTCGAGTCGGTCACAAAACTGTGCGGCGAAGTCAAGGATGGATTCGGTGACATGCACGACAAGATCAACGCAACCAGAGAGGCCGTGGCCAGGATCGAGGGCATGTTGCAGCGATCCAGAAACTGAAGAGGTGAACCATGAAACAGGAAGACCGCAAGGCTATCAGGCTGTTCTACCAGACATTGCTTTCCTCGGCATCGGCGCCCCAGCAGACGGACTTCTACTTCCGGGTGCTCAAAGGCAACCACACAAGCCGCAAGGCATGGCTGATCGAGAACCAGGAGCTGCTCAACGTGCCCCCGGAGCTGGCCATCATCATCATGAACCTGGACGAGCTCACCAAGGAGGACATCGCCATCATAGCGGCTGCCCAGGCTGCCCCCGTGGCAGAGCAGGTCATAAATTCGGTGTGGGCCTGGAAAATCTGGCCCTGGAACTGGTTCTGAGGTGAGCCTATGACCTCGGGGAAGCGCGGAAGGAGAGGGTGAGGGAGTACATGGCAAAGGCAGAGAAGAAGGCATATTTCATCAGCGAGCTAGAAGTCAAGCTCGCCAAGGGCGACGGCATCTGGGAGCTCGAAGCTCCGCTTGCCTACTGGTCCCCCCTGGTGGGAAGGATTCAGGTGCCTGCTGGCTTTCAGACCGACTTTGCCAGCGTTCCAAGGGTGCCCATAGCATACTGGCTGTACGGCGCACGGGCGCACCGGGAAGGCGTGATCCATGACTACCTATTCCGCAAGGACTGCGTGGGCTCCTGCAGGATCAGCTTCATGGACGCCAACAAGGTATTCCTCGAAGCCATGACGGCCAGAGAGAAGCCCTTCTATGTCAAGTACCCGATGTACGCGGCCGTGTGCGCCTTCAGCTACCCGTGTTTTCACAAAAGAAAAGTCTTCGACAAACTGTAACAGGAGGAGAGAAACCATGAAGAAGGAAAGGACACTCATCATATCACTAGCCGCCCTGGTGGTGGGCATCATCGCCATGGTTTCCACCCTCCAGGCGTTCACCAACGCGGTCGAGTACAAGGAGTTCACGAAGACCGGGGCAAGCTCCACGGCAGGTACGACATTCCAGGGCGACGTCCTGGTCTGCGCCTACAACACGACAGGAGGCTCCTTCTCCGGCACGGTCAAGGTTCAGCTCTACCACACCCTCGGGGACGGCAGTGGCGAGTGGATCGACACCGGGGACACCTTCACGGGTGAAGCCTGCAAGATCCTTGAGGTTCCCGAGAACGGCGTGAAGCTCCGGGCGTATGCCACGGTATCGAGCGGATCTATCCGGGTGAGAATGTCCCAGGAATACCCCCCAAGGGTCAGGACTCAGGGAGGTAAGTAATGGCCAAGAGACTCTTTTACGCAATCCTCATCATAGCGGCCCTGGCCCTGCCGGTCGTCGCCGGTATCCAGAAGGGCTCCGGCGGGGGTACGGCCTCCGAGGTCTATGTAGACAACTCCACGGGGGGATGGACCGGGGATGACGCCCAGGCAGTCCTTGAGGAGATACAGGCATCCATAGCGGCCTATGCCACATCGGCCGGGGTTTCCGACGATGCCTATGATGCAACCGCGTGGAACGGCTCGACCACGCTGGCCCCTTCCCAGAATGCAGTCAGGGACAAGATCGAGGCCGTTGTTGCCGCCCTGGCATCTCCGGCGGCTCACTACCTCACCGACCAGGCAGAAGGATCCCTCTCTGCAGAGGTGGTGGTATCGGCCAACGGCAAGGCTCTGGTGACAGCCGCGAACTATGCGGCCATGAAAGCCTTGCTCGACCTTGAGATCGGGACAGACATCCAGGCCTATGATGCAGACCTGACAACCTACGCGGGGATCACCCCGTCAGCGACCGTTCAGACCTTCCTGACCTCTGCGGACGCTTCAACGGCACGGAATAACCTGGGGCTCTCCATCGGGTCGAATGTGCAGGCCTACGATGCAGACCTCACTTCTCTGGCTTCAGGGATCACTGGTCTTGTCAAAGGTGCAGGAAATGGTGGAGGGTACGCCGCGGCAGCCGCCGGGACCGATTATGTGGCTGTCGATGCTGACCTGACCTCGATAGCTGGCGGCATCACGGGCCTCGTTAAGGGCGCCGGTAACGGATCAGGCTTCAGCGCGGCCGTGGCCGGGACCGACTACCTAGCCCCCGCTGCCATAGGCGTGACGGTCCAGGGCCTCGATGCGGACCTCACGGCCCTTGCGGGAATATCCGGCTCCCGGGGCGACATCATCTTCTACGGTGCAGGTGGATGGACCAGGCTGCCAAAGGGAACCGAGAATTACATCCTGAAACAGGGAGCGAATGACCCTGCATGGGCAGAGAACACGGGCGGGTCCGGAGCTTCGGCCTTTTCCGACCTGACCGACATCGCGGTTAATGCCTCCACGGCAGGCCCTGTCTGGTGGGACGGTACCCAGGGGAGAGCGATCAAGGCCGGGGTTGCCGGATCATACCTGAAGAGCGACGGCACGTTCGACACTCCAGCCGGCGCAGGCGACATGCTGGTTGCGTCTTATCCTAATATCGTGGCCGTAGAAGCAGAGCCTGTCACGAACACCTACATGATGGTAGCCGACGGTTCTCAGTGGCAGTCGGTTGCCCCTGCAGACGTCAGGACCGCCCTCGGTCTGGTGATCGGCACCAATGTCCAGGCGTATGACGCTGACCTCACGACATTTGCCGGGATAACGCCATCTGCCAACGTGCAGAGCCTGCTGGGCTGTGCCGACTATTCAGCGATGAGGACGGCCCTCGGGCTTGCTATTGGAACGAACGTACAGGCTTACGATGCTGACCTGGCCACCTGGGCAGGAGTGACCCCGAGCGCCAACGGCCAGAGCCTTGTCGCTGCAGCGGATTACTCGGCAATGAGGACCCTGCTGTCTCTCGTACCCGGAACCAATGTGCAGGCATACGACGCGGATCTCGCAACCCTGGCGACCCCCACGGCGAACAGGATCTATTATTCCAATGGTTCTCAGGCACAGACAGCCGTTGCCCTCGGGGCGGCGAATACCGTATTCGTGGGGAACGGGACGACCTCTGCTCCGGGGTTCAGGGCGCTCGGCGTCGCGGATCTTCCGACCATAACCCCTGCCATCGGCGGGACCGGCGTGGCAAACGGGGCGAACAATACCATCACGTTTACCGGCAATTACACGCTCGGCTTGACGCTCTCGAACAACACCGCCGTCACCCTTCCGACTACCGGCACCCTTGCGACGCTGGCAGGGTCTGAGGCCCTGACGAACAAATCGGTCAACGGGGTCACGCTCTCGGCGGCCTCGGCCTACACCCTGACGGTGCCCGGAACCGGGACTGCGGCATTGACCAGCAACAAACTGAGTGCGTTCGCTGCCACGACATCGGCTGAACTGGCGGGTGTCATATCGGACGAGACAGGCAGCGGGGCACTTGTCCTCGCAACCTCCCCGACCCTCGTAACCCCGACTCTCGGTGCTGCCACCATGACATCGCTCGTGCAGTCCGGGCAGACCATCGGGAGCAACATCATCGTAACCAACGGCTTCAGCGTCGATGCAGACGGCGACGTGACAGGAAAGTCGTTCACAACCCCGCAGGTCGCAGCGACGGCTGGTGAGGCTGTGCTCTATGCGGCAGAGGCAACCCCGTCGGGTCTGTATACATCCCTCAAGGGACCGGCGAGTGCACCGTCCGGCGGGGCATATTCCTTCCAGTTCACCAACTCCCTGCCGAGCGCGGGACAGAGCTTCAAGTTCGGCACGGTGTCAAGCCGTATCGTGCCCCTGGAGTACACGACATATGCAGAGCTCACCGGGGCGACATTCACCGGGGCCGTGCAGCTTCCCGCCGTTGGGACATCGCAGCACAGC